AAGCAATAATATAAATATTATTGCTTTTTATTTTTCCAAATTTGAACTAACGAGTTCAAATTTGGTGGACAATACGAGATTCGAACTCGTGACCCCATTTTCATAAGAAATGTGCTCTACCAACTGAGCTAATCGTCCTATATCTAAATATAGATATAGGACAAAAAATATAACTACAACAAATTTTTTTCATTATTATACTTTTTATTTAATTTTAGCTGTGAATTTGTTTAGCGTTATATTTTAGGGAAAAATATACGATAAGCCATTTTATATATTTTAAATACTTATATAATTTGCTGGTGGCTTAAATAAAGTACAGATTCATTCTCAGATGGTTTCTATCCATCATATCCCCGAGTAGATCGGACGCTTTAAAGTTATTAAGCTATGAGATTGGAGTTGTACTTTTTATATAAGAAAGCTTTTCTTTAAACCTATTTTTTTGTTTTTACTATACTCATTTGATTATTGAATTCTTCTATATAATTGTTTTTGACATTTTAATATATTCCGCAGAATTTTATTTTAATTACTTTACAATATGAATTATCAATATTGTAAAGTAATTTATAGAATATTATTATTATTAATAAATGAAAATTCTTATATATGGTCATAATGGTTGGATTGGAAAACAAATAACTCAACTATTAAAAATACAAAACCTAGATTTCGTATTAGGTAAATCTCGTATAGATGATAGTAAAGATTTAATACAAGAAATTAGAAATGTAAACCCTACTCATATTATATCGTTTACCGGAAGAACATATGGTAATATAAATGGAAAAAATTACAGTACTATCGACTATTTAGAACAAGAAGGTAGACTGACAGAAAATATTAGAGATAATCTTTATGGTCCAATGATATTAGCATTACATTGTAGAAATTTAAATATACATTTAACTTATCTTGGTACTGGTTGTATATTTACTTACGATGATGAACATCCATTTGGTAAAGAAAATAATGGATTTTCTGAAACAGATAAACCTAACTTTTTTGGTAGTAGTTATTCTATTGTAAAAGGATTTACTGACCAGATCATGCATGAATTTAATAATGGTGTTTTAAACTTAAGAATCAGAATGCCTATTTCTATTTCTGAAAATCATAGAGATTTTATCACAAAAATTACTACTTATAAAAAAGTATGTAGTGTTCCTAACAGTATGAGTGTTTTACCAATTCTTTTACCAATAGCTATTGATATGATAACTAATAATAAAGTAGGTACTTATAATTTAACTAACCCAGGATTAATTTCACATAACCAAATTCTTGAAATGTATAAAGAAATTGTAAATCCTAATTTCACATGGGAAAATTTTACATTAGACGAACAAGCAAGAATACTAGATTCTGGGAGAAGTAACAATTATTTAGATACAACAAAAATATTGAAAGAATACCCAGATATACCTAATATACATGAAGCTGTCCGTTCATGTTTAGAATGTTATACCCCGCAAACTAAATTACTTGTTACAGGAGGGTGTGGTTTTATTGGAAGTAATTTTATTAATCATATAATTAAAACTAGAAAAGATATCAGTATACTAAATATTGATGCCATGTACTATTGCGCTAATAAAAACAATATTGATAAAAGTGTTTCTAAATCATTACGCTATAATTTTATCAAAGGAAATATAAATGATTCAAAAATTCTAGATAAAATACTAGAACAATATAATATAACACAAGTTATACATTTTGCAGCACAATCACATGTTCAAAACTCATTTGATGATGCAGCATCTTTTATTAAAGATAATATAGGAGGTACACAAAACTTATTTGAAGCAATACGTAAATATGGTAAAGTTAAAAAAATTATACATGTTTCAACCGATGAAGTTTACGGAGAAAGCTTAGAAACACAAAAAAATGAAAATGATTCATTATCTCCGACAAATCCTTATTCAGCAAGCAAAGCAGGAGCAGAAGCAATAGCTAAATCTTACAAACATTCATTTAAGTTACCTATTATTATAACAAGAGGTAATAATGTATACGGTCCCAACCAACATTATGAAAAATTAATACCATGTTTTATTAATAAAGCATTAAATTATGAAAAATTAACAATACAGGGAAATGGTGAAACAAAAAGAGCATTTATGTATGTAACTGACACCGTTAATGCATTTGAAACTATACTAGATAAAGGTAAAATTGGAGAAATTTATAATATTGGATGCGATGAACAAAATAAAGAATATTCAGTTTTAGAAGTTGCGAGAAATATTCTTGATATAATAAAAGGTAATAATAAATATATACTCGAAGAAGAAATTAAATTTATTAAAGATAGACCTTTTAATGACAGACGATATTTCATATCGAATGATAAATTAAAAGCATTAGGGTGGAAACAACAAGTTGAGTTTAAAGAAGGATTAGGTAAATTAATTATTTAATATATTTATAATAAGTAAATGAACCAAGAAATAGACAGAGAACAAAAATTAAGATTAAACTTATCTAAAACAGAACGGTATGTTTCTATATTAGAAGACAGAAATCAAAAACAAAATCAAGAAAATTTAGAATTAAAATCGAAAAATAGAAATTTATTAAAAAAAATAAAAGAGAGAAGAATTTGTTGTTTTTAATAAATTTAATATAATAAGTTTAAAACTACAAAAAAATAATTAAATTTGATTTATTTTTAATAATTATTTTTAATAATTATATTTAATTATTAAAAATGGCTTGTACTACTATGAAATACGGAAAAAAATTCTTTGAAAATAAAAATAATGTCATAAAAACAAAAAAAGTATCATTTGCTAATGGAACAGTATTTCACCACAATCATAAAATCAATGAACCAAAAAATGATTTTAAACATAAAATCAATCAACAAGAAAATAAATGTTGTTCTCTTCAATAGTTTATTTTATATTTGGGTGTAATGAAATGTTTTTCCGGAAAATCGTCGGAAAATCGCGTAAAATACTACATCTCTCTACCGATACATTATTTACTTCCTCATTTAAACATTTATAACTACAGATATCATTATATGTAGTATTACTTTTAGTTTTAGTTTTTGTTAAACAATTACCCATTTTACATAATATAAATAATAAAATCAAATAATTTCAAAAAAGCTTACACTTTAGAAAATTTGTTTATAAAAATTATAAACAAATTTTAATGATTACTAAAAAATTATATTGCCAAACAACTCAACTCTTTACTAAAATCACTATTATCTTGCTCTAACTCTTGAATATTTTGATAATGATTAGTATACTGCATAAATATATCATTATCCCCATCCTTCATATTATCCCACGCAATCTTATGAGATGTTTGTTTAATATCAGCTTCTAAAAGTGCCTTTGTAAGCTTTGTAGCCCTAACATCTTTTTCCAAAACACCTTTGTCGTTTTTATATTGAAATACTTGTCTAGAAGGATCCGTACATATATATTTCAACTTACCTTTATCATCTTTAAGCATATTATCATAAGCAAACCTAGCAACACCTTTCTGACCCATCGTCAAATGCTCGTGCGAGAAATTTGACTCAATTGCTTGTTGAACAGATCGACTAGATAAATCTAAAGGAGTTGTAATTATTATCTTATTATTAATTTGTTGATTCTTTGGTTGCTTAGCTATCTCCTCAACAGTTGTCTCTAATCTATTATTTCTTTCTTTTATAAACTCGTTCTCAATTTCTAAACGAACAGTCTTCATATTATTCTCTAAATCGAGAATACGCTCGCGGGCTTCAGATAACTGAGCAGTTAATAAAGTATTCTCATCTTTTAGTTTATTAACACAAATTTTTGTATGTTTTTCAAAATATTGTTTTGTTGTAAAATCTTTTTTACAATATTCACATTTAAAAAATTTAGTTTCTATGTTACTAATACTTTCAAGTTGTATATTAATACATTTTTTAGTCGTTTTTTGATGTTTCTTAAGGTTACTATTAGTAGTAAATAATTTTTTACAGAAAACACATTCGTAGCTCATTTTGTAATATAAAATTATTCTTTAGATGGGATTAGAATATAAGTCTAATCATTTCTGTATTCTAATTTTTATACTTAAATTTGGAATTTTATAATATTATTCTAATGATTAGATTATTTGCTTATATCATATTTGACAGAAAATAGAATTTTTTAATCAGAAAAAATTCTATTTTCTGGATTAAAATGTCAACACACATTTTGGATGTGTGTTGAGATAAAAAAGTAGCTAGAGAATTTTTAAAATAGATACTTTTAAAAAATTCTATTTCTATATTTTTTTTAAGAATTCTTAAAAAAAATATAGAAATAGAATTTGAAAATCTAAAATTTTTTAAAGTATTACAAAAAGTATCTACTTTAAAAATTCAAAACAATCTAATTATTTTTTATAATTACATAAAATAATAATTAGAATAATGATACCAACATAAGAATATATATCATCCCATAATTTATAAAAAACCTTTGGTGCTTTTATAAAAGAACCAAATAGCAAATTACCTCCTTTACCACCTGTTTCTTTATTATAAATTTCTTCTATATTTATATTATATAATGCAGAAAACAACAGAAGGACAATAAGAGGAATAGTTAGTATTCTAAGATTACTAAAAAAGAAAACTAATATCAATGGAATTCCTAAAAAGAAAGTATCTACTATATGATCGTAATAATCTCCAAATTTAGTCGCCTGTTTATATTTTCTTGCTAAAAGACCATCTGCGTAATCAAAATATATTCTTAATACAAAGAATATAACAGCTACAGTGGTATTTTTCTTATAAACACAATAGATGCATATTATACTACATATAAGACCAATTGTAGTGAGTATATTTGGAGTAACACCCAGTGAATTCCAAAATGGCAATGTCTTCACTATTTGTTTTGAAACATATTTTCCAAGTGGGGTATAACTTTCTTGTTGATCTGATTTTATAATAATATCTTTTTTTTTCATTATTTATTTTAATAATGAAAAAAAATCATAATTAAAAGAACTGGACCAAATTATCAACTTAAATAGTGTATGAATTATTGGAGATTCTTTAATCCATCTTAAATTTTTCAACTGTATTTTTCTTATGCTCTGGAGGGGAATATATAGTATATACTTTTAACCCATCTTTTCCAGCTATAATATTGTGTCTAATACCACCTGGTATAAGTACCGCACTACCATTTTTCAAACGATATTTTTTTTACCAATAATAACAGTCCCAGATCCTTCTTCTACTCTAATAAATTGACTAGTTTTTGGATGCATTTCTTCACCAATCTCTTCTTTTGGTCTAATATTCATTAAAACAAGCTGTTGTTGCTTTGTTGTAAATATAACTTTTCTATAATTTTTATTTAAAAGTGTTAAATTTTCAATATGTCCTTTGAAAGCCATTTATTTATAAATAAATTGAATTTATAAATAAATGGCTGAATTTTTATGTGGATCTTTTTGCGGAAATTACATAAGTTTCAACTGCTGTAGCCTTTTGAAATAAGATTTGTTTTTGTCGCTGTTTTATGTATTTTTGTCATTTTTAATTAACAATTTGAATTTTTAATTAAAAATTCAAATTATATATTAATCCCATAAATTTGAGATACACATCATGATATTAAGTTTGTAGTCACTTGGGGTCGTGTTACCAGAGATTAATGATAATTCTTCATTAGACATAAAAAGACATTCAATCAATATATCTGATAATTTATTTTTGATAATTATTTCACCGTCTTTGTGATCTTCTGGTAAAAATTCAAAATTTGGATTAGAATACTCGTAGTTTGTATAATAATAATGAGATCCTTCAATGTACTTATATTCTTCTAATTTTATATACACGGTATCTAATTTTTCTGTTATTATGTTAAATGTTTCAAACGATGATTCTTTTTTAGATATGAGTATTTTTGCCATTTATATAATTATAAAAAAATTTATTTTAAATTTCAAATTTTTTTGAAATTATATAAATATCAAATAAATTTATAAATTTATAAATTTATAAATTTATTTATAAAAGATGATTATAAAAACAGTAGATTTTGTTAAAAAATTTATGTCTGATATACACATGATACTGGTTTACACTAAGGGTTTTTTCGAAATTAAAAAAAAATTTTTTGAAAAAGTTCAATATATTTCTAAAAAAGATGGTATGCCATATGAAGCTGTAATGAACCAAGAACTTGACAACCGGAATAATTTTAAAAACACTTCAAATAAAAGTAAGTCATTACCAGTATTTAATTTTGTCGGGTCATTTGCAACGAAAGATTTCGGTAAAATATTATCCGATATAGATCTTAATCAAAAACCTAATCTTACAAGTCCGGGTGTATTAATTCGCATAAAAGACATTATAGATAAAACGAACCCATCAACTAAATCTGCCAATATGCCATTTTCATTCATAAGATTTTATTTAGGTACGATTAAAGGGTACGAACCTCCTTGGATTTACGATCAATTTGGAAACTGTGAATTTAATCTTTCAGGAATTCCTGGATGGTTAGAAAAAATTAAACTGATAGTACCTGATGACATATTAAATTCAATTAATGAAATTTTATTTAAAGATAGTATTTCGTTAAGAGATTTGGTAAAGATTAATGATATCATGAAAAAATACACTTCAATCACGTGGATAAACGAGGATATACAACGAGGTTATAAAATTGTGCTTGGTATAAAATATGATTTAGATTATTTATTGATAAATACTAAATCTAAAATAGTAGCTAAATTTATATATAAATATGATAATACTAATGGACTTGATATATACAATTTAGCACAAGATTATTTATTAGTAGATTTATCACTTAATCAAACAACGGGGGATTTGATATCTCTTGAGTACTATTATTTAGATGATACATCTTATAAATTTAAAAGTTTAAAGAGGTATTTACCAGCTGATTTGGTTAAAACATACCGTGAAGAATTTGGTGATTCAGCTGGTTATTTGACAACTATTGGTACAAGGTTAGATTTACTTGAAAAAATCGAAAGATATAATACAAATGAGAAAATTATGTCATTTATTGAATTTAATAATCTTAGAAAAAATTTAGATTATTTTGCTGAAAACCAGGGTTATGCAAAATATAACCCTGATTTTAAACAACAGAGTATTAAAGAAATGGATAAAAATGTGCAAGATTTGATTAAAAACATACGAGAAGGTTTATTTAGAATTTATAAGGAAAAAATTGTTAACAAAAAAGATGAATTTTATTATTATATTTTACGAGGTCAGGAAGCTAATTTACAAATTAGTAAATTTTTAATAAATCAACGACTTTCTAATGGTATAAAATGTCCTTTTTTCTTTTTACAGGGTCAAGATTTAAAAATATTGATAAATTTATCATTAAAATTTAAATTTGATCCTATAAAATTTGTTTATTGTATAAATAATCTAGCAAATATTACAGGGTTTGATTCATCTGATATATTTAATCAAATAAATTATGAATCATTTTCTTTAATAGAAAATGAGAATGGGTTATTTGATTTCTATGAAAATAAACTATTATTAGCATCTAATAATGTTGAAAATTTTAATGAAATTTTGTTATCAATGAATTTGAAAATAACTTTCAAAAATAGAAATTATAGTCTTTATGAAGGTGATACTTTGTTGATAACTGAAAAAATCATTAAGAACATAAATGATTTTCTTAAGCAAAAAAATTTATACATAAAATACTCACATTTTTCAATTAATAGATATGAGTTATTTGACTGGAATAGTTCTAGTATTCTTAATATATCAATTGAACAAGCTCAAAAATTATTAATTATAAGAATATTAAATTAATATTCGTGTTTATTAATAAACATGGCAGAATCAAATTTTATTAATTTAAATAATTTTGACTTTATAGGAGAAAATGACAGTATTAAGGTTTTTTATCTTGAAGCCCCTCTCTCTGTTATTCCAGAAAAATACAGAAAAAAATTAGCTAGTATGATGATAAATATAGATGGATATCATACAGGTATAGGATTTGTAGTAAATAATAAATCATTTATTATTGATTATACAGCAACCAATGGTATTACAAATGCTTTGTTACCTGATGAAAATAGTTTAGATAATGGACAATTAGTATGGAAAAATGGTTCTTTTATTGAAATAGGTAATGACAAAGAACAATCATGGTCTAATAAAGAAGGATATTGGAAAAAAAGTACATATTTATCTACTATAAACAAAGAACAATTTTTAGAATTAAGAAGAGCTATACTTACTGAATTTTTAGTAAATAACACTTCTTATGTATTTTTTGGAGTAAAAAATACATTATCAGGAAAATCATTATTAAGGGAAAGTATTTGTGATAATTTACCTTTATTTGTAATTGATAAATTATCAAAATCTCCTATAAATGCTAATTTTGATTTTTTAACATTTCCTTATATTTCAAGAACTAATATTTTAACAAATTCTGTAGTACCAACGAAATTAGATCTTACTAAAGATAAATATGAAATTATTGAATTTTATAAAATGGTTTATGAAAAAATTAAAGAAGAAAAAAACAAATTAAATAATAATATTATGATGGATATTTACGATTTTTCAAAAAATATAGATTTTAAGAAAAATGTGTTTAGTCAATTATTTCCCGACATGAAATCAATTATTTATTATTCGTATGATAATGATACAAATGGTAAACTATCTTATTATAGATTTAGCGTAGATGAAATACAAGTTTCTTATTCTGAATTAAACATACCAAGAAATGTTACTCCTATAACAATAGAAAATGCAAATACATTTTCAAATGATTCAAGTAAAACTAATAGTGTTATAAAAACTATTTTAGTATGTATATTAATTATAATTATATGTATTATAGTTGGAATTATGTGTTTTAATTGTACAAAATCTAGAAAAACATCATCTGTTTTAGATAATAATTTAAACATTACAAATTTTAAATATTAAATGGAAGAAATTAATGCTAAAACTAGATTGCAAACTAAAATAACTATTAAACAATTATCAAGAAAAAATATAAATATTGTATATGAAACATTTGATAAATGGAAAATTGAACGTAAAAAATTAGCAAAAAAGAAAAAAAATACAACATTTATAGATTTTAAAATCGATGAATTAAGTAAAGAATTAGATAGGATTGAAGAAAATATGGAATAAATACTGTTATAAAATTTTATTTTTTTGAATTTTATAACAGTAAAGTATATTTCTAAAATGTGTGTAGAAAATTTAATTATTAAATATAATCACAAATTTCTACAAATGAAATTTCATTTGTACTATTTTTTACTAGTCTAAATGGTTTAGAACATCCATATATTAAATCTTGATCAAATAAATAATCACAATCTTTTTTAGGTAAATGTGGGTCAATTTGTGTAAGTTTGTTTTTAAGAATACCATGTCTAAATATAAGACAATTGGTTTGGTTTTTATCTACTTGTATCATTAAACTGCAGTGGGGACAATTGAATGTGTATGTATTATCTTTTTTATTATAATTAATAGAGTTATTCATATTTATTTAAAATTATATTAGTTATAAATTATTTAAAAATACATTATTGTATTTTTAAAATAAATGTTTACTTCCTTAGCTAGGAAAATTAATCTCTTTAACAGAGATAGAAGTTTGATAACAAGATCTGATGTGATTTTAACTTATATATTTATAATATCTACTTTGTATCTTACAACTTGGTTTAGTGTAAAATATTATGATAAAAGTAAAAAAGATATTGCTAAATGTAATGATTCGTCATTTGAATGTGTAAAAACAGAAATTATTCATTTAGTAGTTCCATTTACAGGAATAGTTTACGGATTTATAGGAACATCTTATAAAGCTTGTGATCTTTTTTCATCTTGTATGAACTATTTTTGTTGCTGTTTAAACTGTTATAAACAAGATGAAAACCAAAATATAATTACTGTAGAAATGAATCCTAGTAGAGTTATTATAACATAAATTACATTTTTAAAGATTTTCTAATACAATTTTCGCATAAATTAAATAACACTTCGGAATTTTTACATGTCTTGCAATGATACATTATTCGGTTTTTATCTTGAATAGATATATTACAATTATTACATGAAAACCCAGCATAATAACTTTTATTATTTATTTTATTACAATTAGTTTCAATTAACAGATGATTATGCAAATTACATGCAACATATAAATCTTTATTATTTGTCAAATAATCAACTTTCTGACTAAGAATATCCAATTGCTTAGAAATTTTATCTAATAATTCGTTGTTTTGAACAAGTGTAGGTTGTGTTGTTTGTGGTGGTGGTGGTGTAGGTACAAATAAAGGTTGTGTTGTTTGTGGTGGTGTAGGTACAAATAAAGGTTGTGTTGTTTGTGGTGGTGGTGGTGTAGGTACAAATAAAGGTTGTGTTGTTTGTTGTGAATTAAATATATTTTGTGGATATAAAAATGGTGATTTCGGAGGTTTTGTTGGTATATTACCGAATAAATTAGAAGATCCAAATTGTGTCCCAAATAAATTTTTTGTATCGTTTGTAAAAACCATTTTTGTAATATATTTTGATTTTATATTACAAAATCAAATTTTATTTTTAATTTTAATTTCAATTTCCTAAATTTTCATCAAATACTGATATTAATCTTCCAGATGGATCTGATAAATCACCACTCCATTTTGGCATCCATTGTTGTAAAATTAAATCATATGTTGGAAAGTTATATTTGAATATTTCATTATAATAAGCTTGTTCCTTACTCATAAATTTATCTGGGTCATAAGAATCTATTAAACCATCTGCATGTTCAGCTATAACATCTTTCCAAGCTCTGTCTAGACTAGAATTCCCATCACTAAATCCTTCTTTTCTCCTCCACGCAACTTCTGTCGGTAACATATCTTCAAATGCTTTTCTCAAAATATATTTTTCGAATCCATGCTGAGGTTTTTTTACATCACCTGATAAGTTAAGAGCAAATTCTACAAGTTCTTTATCTAAAAATGGTTCTCTAAACTCTAATCCACAGTCTGAAACAGTTCTGTCTGACCTTAGAACATCATATGTATATAATTCGTTAACTAATCTTTTACTTTCATTTTCTAACTCTTGTGTATTAGGTGCATTATGAAAATATAAATAACCGCAAAATAATTCATCAGCACCTTCACCTGAAAAAATAACTTTGTCATCTGAATTCTCAGAAATATAATTACTTATTAACCACATGGGTACGCTTGCTCTGATTGTAGTTATATCATAACTTTCTATAGTCTCAATTACATAAGGTAAGATATCCAGACCCTCTTTTTCTGTGAAATTAACTACAGTATGAACTGTTTTTAAATAGTCAGCTACTTTTTGTGCATAAAATAAATCTGTACTACCTATCATACCAATTGAATATGTACGTACATTTTCTGGACCTAATATATCGCAAAGCAATGCAGCAATAATACTACTATCTAGACCTCCTGATAATAAACAAGCTATAGGTCTATCTGAAATTACTCTTTTTTTAACTGAATTATATAGAATATTTCTTACTTGTTTAATGGCGTTTTCATTATCACAGTTTAATTGTGATTTTTGAAGTACATGATTTGTAATATTACTAACTTTAATATTATAATCATGAATATTTAAATCATAGCATAAAATACTATTTGGTATGATTGGTTGTATACTTTTTTGGTTAGCAATAGGCAGAATGCTTTTTACCAATGAAGAAATGATAATTTCGTTGTTTTTACTAATAGCAAAAAACAACGGTCTTACACCAATTCTATCTCTAGCTATGTATAATTTATTTTTATTTTCATCCAATAAAACAATACCAAAAACACCATCAAGTTTATCTATGGTTTTATTAAAATCACCTAGTTTTAAGTATAATTTTAAAATAACCTCGCAGTCGGAACAAGAGCTACAATCTAAATTATATTCATTTATAAGCTCTAAATAATTATAAATTTCTCCATTACATACCAACGTACAGTTTTGAGATGAAAAAGGTTGATTACCCACAGGAGATGTATCCATTATACTTAAACGGTAGAATACAAACGTGTGCCCGTTTGTTTCTTTGATAACATAGTTATCAGGACCTCTGTTATTTAGGGGTTTGCCACTTTCCAGTATTTCTTTTTTTGTAGTTGAATTTATAGTTTTTAATGTTTTAAACAAAGTTAATATTCCACACATTTAATACTAAGAAATTATTTTTTTAGATGTTTTTTAATGAAAAAATTTCATTAAAAAATTTAAAACTCAGTTTCCCATTTTTTCTCCTTAATTCTCACTGGATGTTCATCTAGTGACCCGATTTTATCCCATTTACATAATTCATTATAAAAATTAACTATTCTATTTACGTTATTTAACCACCATTCATCATCTTTTTTAATATTAAATAAGGTAATATCTCCGTGATTGCCATCTATTGGTGATCCAGGTCTAACAAAATATTCCACATAGTCTGTGTTATCTACATTTAATAAATTCATATAAACTTGACATTGAACCCAATACTGTTTTGGTACATGTGATATATCAGTAAGGTTTCTTTTTTTTCTACAAGGACATTTAATTTCTATAATTTTATTTAAATCAGAAACACCATCTACAATTCCTGTCAACCAATTGTATTCAGGATGTTTTAACACCTTATTGTCTTTTTCAACATTAATATTTTTTTCATTCTGATATCTTAATAAAGCAGCATTTTCATATTTATTACCATGCTCGGTGAATCTATTTCCAAAAAATTTATGTTTTTTCTCAATCTTTTTTTCAAAAAGCATCCAAGGAGTTTCATGTTTATTTAAACCTAAAATACTAGGGATTTCTGTAGCATATATTCTCATCATTTTAATGTTTTTAAAATTTTTTGTTAACAAATATCAATTTGTTTTTTAAAGGTATTTATAAAATGTTAACAAATGATACAATTACTTTTGGAAAATATAAAGGCAATAACATATCTCGAGTTTTACGAGATAGAAAATATTGTGAATGGTTAGTAAACCAAGAGTGGTTTAAGGAAAATTATGAATTTTTATATAATATGGTGGAAAAATATAAACCAAAAACTTATTTTTTTTCATCGATAACAACGTCTGATAATTTTATAAAAGATTATGTTTTTTTTAATTTAATATCATTAACTGAATTAGAAATAGAACTTTCAGAATGTGATAAGTCGTGTTATGAATATTATTTAAAAATTATAAAAAACTTACGTGAACGTATTTTAACAAGGTTAGAAAATGAAGATGAAAATCCTTATGATATAAAAGCACCAGTAAATTGGTTAAAAGCATTCGAAAAAGAATACATTATTTCTAGAGAAGATTTTAAAGATTTTTTACAAGCTTATGAATTACCTAATATACCATATATTATCGAAGATATAAAAAAAGAAGGTGGAATCGAATATAAAGGAGCTAAATCATTCAAAATAGCTAAAGCTAGGTCAAAAGCACAGGAAGAGTGGTGGGAGATTATGTTAAAAGATAAGTATAATGAAAAAATAAGTATGCAATTTAAGTATGAAAAATGTATATTTGACATGATTAATATAAACACAAAGACAATTTTCGAGTGTAAACTTGGATTGAAAGACTTTGATGATACCCAATATATTAAATATAAAAAAGCTTTAAAAGATTATAGAATTGTATATTTAGTAGATTATGATTCAGTTGTCGTAATGGAAAAAGAAACCATATATTGTTTAGAACCTGATAAATATATAAAATATTTGGTAAGTTTAACTAAGAAGACTAAAAAAACCAAATTTGATGAGATATTAATAAATTTTAACATAGAAAAAATTAATAATATCTCATCAATGTTTGGATTAACATAATTTTATAAAAAAAAGAAAATTTGTATTAATAATTTAACAATTTACACATTTAGGTGAGAATTTTTCTGGAACTGAAAAATTATTATCTTTCATAATTTGCCAAATATATTCAGATGGTAAAGCTTTATTACAGACTTTACAAGGAAAAAATTCATTTTTTCTTCTCACCGCAAATCCCGCCCTTGTGAATATTTCTGCAAAAAATAAAATAAGTGAATACTGAGGTTCGTGTGATAATTGATCTACTATTAGAATTTGTGTTTTTTCAATACCAATTTTTTCACAAATATCTGACCAATTTTTCTTTAGATGTGGATAATCATCTGAATAATTATCTATAGTTGCTATAAACCAATTAGGAAAAATAGTATCTATATATTCTTTAACGTCACCAAGAGTTTTGAGATTAGATAAATTTTGTTTAATTTCATCGGAATTTGAAAGGTCACTGTAATCAATTTCTTTATTATTCATTTTAAGTATTCAGATGAAAATCTTTAACTTATTTTTTTAAAAGTTTATATCAAAAAATTTTTTTCCTCTTGTTAAATAATAAATATAAAATGTCAGCAGGAAGTATTTCCCTAGAATCGTCAATTCGTACTTGCAAAGTAAATCCAGAAGAAGCTAATAGAATAGAATCTGATAGATTTTTTAATCCGCATAATATGGTTTGCCCAATGTGGCAAGGTGTAGACTCGACTGGACGCCCAGTGTGTCCAGACTCATTCTACACTAAACGAGCCGGATGTAATAGTGCAGAAGATCGTGTAGCAGTTGAAAATGCTGTTTCTCGCCCTAGTTATTTTGAATATATTACACTAAGCGCTAATGGTGTTAAATCTGGTGGGTTATCTGATAATACTAATTATCAAGATTCATTAAATAGAACTAATGAACTTCGTGAAATTGATAACAATAACCCAAATTTTGGACAACAATATGGTTCTAATATTATTAATGGTTGCGGAATTAAAAGATATCAACAAGCTATGAATAGTGAGCATAGCAGACAATCACAAGCCGTTGCTCATGGAATGAAATCTAATCATATGAAAAATAATTCTGGTTTCAGTGGTCCTCATAATAACAATTAAATATTCCATAACTTTTTTAAAACATATTTTAGTTTTAAAAAATAATTTTATTCATTTATAAGTTTTTTTATTAATTGTAACAGGAACGGTTTGTTCTTCTTTGTCTTTTTTATCTGTATATTCTTTCTTGAATATATTTATATATTTCATATATATAGTTTCTATTTTACGTAATCTATTAGATCTAGTTTTTTTTTCCATATTACCTAGTAAAATTATATGCATTGTTTAAATAATTATTTGAGAAATTTGTTTTAATAGATTTCTTTTTATTTTCTAGATAAAAGTATATACCACCTGTAACTATTCCAATTAAAAGAATAATCAACCCAACCACTAACATTATATTACCAGATTTTTTATCTGATTCCGCCGCCGAATGTACATAATTTTCTGATTCTACTCCTAGTTCCTTAAATAATTGCTCTTTAGAACTAGGTAAACCTGTGAATTTTTCACCATTTTCTCCTTCGAAATAAGGAAATCCTTGTGATCTACCGCCTGCTTTTTCAGCATCTTTAAGAAGAAAAAATCCTGACTCAATTTCTTCTGCTAATAATTCTTCGGCTTTTACACAAAAAGGGCATTTTTTACCCATAGAATATAAAGTATATTTCATTTATTATAAATAAATAATTTAAAAAATTAAAAACTAAAAATAGAAATTATGTTTTTAAATATTACAACTAATTATTACTTAAATACAGAATCTATTTTAAGTTTAGAATATACTGGTAGTATAATAAAAATTAATACAATTTATAATAGATATTTTATTATTAAAAAAGACTCTAGTTATTTTGATAAAATAATAAGTAAACTAGGTCTAGAAAATATACCTCATCATAACCCATAATTTTATATTAATATTAAAAATCATAATCCATTTTATTAATACTCTACGGTATTTATAGGATATTTTAACTTTATTTATGTATGAGATTTTTATATTTCTAACTTAGAAATATTTGTTCAAGATTCTTTCTTACAATAAAATCCACTGGAAGTTCCAATTTTAATCCATTACACGTATATACTAAGCGATTATCTGTATTTATTTTTAAATACAGATGATAATTTTTTAAGCTATAAGATCAATAACATTATTAATATTTTGAAATTGATTCCAATTTATTTTTATTACACGTGTAGTCTTACTTATCATACAAAGCCATTCGTCATAATTATCTTTCAATGATTTAAGATATTTAATATCTATATTTTTTTCACATTCTCTGTTTCTATTCTTAATTCTTTCCAAAGCTATTTCAGGATCTACATCTAGATAAAGTATAAGTGATGGCTTTTTAACATAATTAATCATATTACTGTATACTTGTTTATATGTAGAGTAATCAATATCTGATATATGACCAGATTTATGTAACATATTTGCAAATATAATATCTTCCCACATTGACCTGTCTTGTAATGTATTATTTTTATTCCACATATTTTTCTGTTCTTGTTCAAACCTGTGGTTTAGAAAATATATTTGCATAGAAAAAGCATATTTATGCATATCATCATAAAATAAATCTAGATAAGGATTATTATCTACAGATTCCTCAATAATTGTCCAGTTTAGTTTTTCCGCTAATTCATTTGTAAGAGTGGTTTTACCAACCCCAATAAGTCCTGAGATTGCGACATTTTTATGCTGAATTGCTTCCATTTATAATAAAATATTTAGAATTTATAATTTTAATTTAATTTTATTTTTGTTGTAACAGAAACCAATTATTCTACTATATTATGGTCAATACTAACTGTTTAACTTAATTTTAACATTTCGTATCTTTTTCACATGTAGGATTACAACCAGAAATTTCTAATTTACTAAACATATTTGACATGTTATTTTTACAAACAATATAGTTTTATTATTTATAATAAAATGAATAATATTAAAAATCATAAAATAGTTTTATTAGGTGATTCTTTTGTAGGTAAAACGTCGTTTGCTCAAAGAATAAAAGAAAATATTTTTATAGATAAACAAGATTCTACTATAGGATGTGAATTTTTTACATGTATTTTTGATATACCTGGTAAAAAAGATAAAAAAATTAAGTTATTGATATGGGATACTTCAGGTCAAGAAATATTTAAACATTTTACTAGTCAGTTTACTAGAAATACTAGTTTAGCTTTAATATTTTTTGATATAAATTGTATCAAAACTAGAAATAATATTAAAAATTATATTGAAGAGTGGACAAAATATATACAAGAAAATACTATAGTTTTAGTAATTCCAACAAAAAATGACTTATTTGAAGGAAAATACGATATAGATTTATATGATATAGTAACGAAATTTAAAAATGAAACTCACATAGCACAACCAATCAGTTCAAAAAATAGCATAGGTATAGATATCATCAAAGATCAAATAATTAGAATACTAGAGAATAAAGTAAGTAATCTAAAAGAAACAATAAGTATTGATATTAATAATAGTGATAAAAATGAAATTTGCTGTAGTATTTAAAAAATTTATTTCAATATTTAAAATAATACTACTTATGATATATAAAAATTTTAGTATGGTAAATCAAAACACAAATAATATTAAAAATAAAACAAACGAAAAATTAATAAAATGTTCTTTTTGTGGTGGAGAAGTAGATAAAAAACTAATTACTAAAGATGAAAGTTTTGGTGATATTTGTATACTATGTAAAACAAAAATGAAATGCTTTCAAATAATATAAAAATTATATATTTAAATATATAATTTTTATACATAAAAGATGTGTGATATTGTTTTTATTGATGATCCAGATGACGTATATATGCATCCAATTACAAAAAAATTAGAACAAATAAGTATTGCAGAAGAAGATGAATATGTGTTAGAACAACAAACCATTACCAAAGATAAAGATGAATATGGATTAGAACAAATAGAACATCAATATAAAGTTATATCTATTGATGTAGGAATAACACATTTAGGTATATCGTTAGGGATTTTAGATAAAGCTTTCCATTTAATACAATTAGAATGGGTAAATATGATAGATATAACTAAATTTACACATGATTTTGATTTACATGAAAAAGATTGTTGTATTGATCACAGTTCAAGATATTTTTCTGATTGGCTTCAACATCTTTTTTTAGAATATGAAACTTTATTTGAAATAAGTGATTATATTTTAGTTGAAAAGCAACCACCTTGTGGATTAGTTGTAGTAGAACAAATATTTATGTTTAAATATAGAAATAAATGCCATTTAGTACATCCTAGATCAATGCATAGTTTTTTTGGAATAGGAAGCGCAATTTTTTCTGGAGAAGACGCGTATGAAGAAAGGAAAAAACAAACACAAATAATAGCAGAAAAAAATGTTAAATGGCACCCGAGAGCTATAGAATACTATTCAAAATTATCTAGAAAACATGATGTTACAGATTCTATTTGTTTAATGTTATTTTGGTTAAGAGAACAAAATAAAATTTATACGAGAAATGAAAATATTAATAGAATATCAAATATTAAAATAAAAAATACAAATATGTCTGCTTTAGAACTTATGGAACAATATAGATATATACAATATTAAATGAATTTATGACATTTATTAATTAAATCAGCTAGTACCTGAGCATGACAGTGTGGTACTCCATTAACTTCTTGAAAATCACACCAACAACCCAATGTTTTACCATTCAATTCATGTATATCATTTATGAGACCAGTTTTAAATAAATTTAAAACATATAATATTAAAGATGTTTTTAAACTATAATGTTTTAACGAGAAAGGATTTTCCCATTTACTTGCTTTAAGTACTTTTGTTTTTTCTCTTAATTTTTTACCTTGTTCTTGATTATATTTGTAAATATTTATTCTCCAATTTCTACCAACATATATATTATTATATGTACTACACCAATCTTCGATATTATCATATCCTAATTTTTCTAAATTTTTTTGTTTTATACATTGAGCTTTGGTTGTCATTTAATTTTTATAAAAAAATTAAATAAATTTTTAAATTTATTATAAAACTTCCATTTTAGATACCGGTATTTCTAATACTGAACCATCAGGATAAAAACGTTTTATTTTTAAAGGTATTTTCTTCTCTAAAAGTTCTT